TCCCCGCGCTTGATGGCCCGGGCGATCTTGCTGGTCCACGGACTCATGCCACCATACACGTCATACGGGATCAGTTCCTGATTGAGCAGGCGCTTGATCTCCTCCAGCTTGAACCGGTCGCGTACCAGCACCAGCGCTCCATCCGGGGCGATTTCATCCAGCTTGAACAAGGCGTCCTCGATGCCGCCCCACCGGGTAACTTGCCCCGGGTCCCCGTCCCGGGGCGTGTATACCTTGTCGATGCGCGTGCCGAGTTGACGGATCAGGGACTCGGACATGTCGTGCACGCGCTTTGGCACCCGGTGCGACTTGGTGAGGATCATGTTGGCACCCCGGTGCATGTATGTAAACGAGGCCATGCCGTGCGGGTCCGCTCCGTTCCATTCATAAATGGCCTGATCATCGTCCCCGGCGAGATAGACTTCCGTCGCACTGGACACGGCCTTGGAGAAGGCCATCCATTGCAGGGGCGAACAGTCCTGTGCCTCGTCCAGCATGACGATGTTCGGCTTCACCGGACTGCGGAACTTGGGATTCGCGAAGTGGAATAACATGTCGTCGAAGTCCCAATACCCGAACTCGGACTTCCACTCCCCGTACGCCTTAATGAACATGCGGAACCGGTCATAGGTGCCGGGCCGTCCGAAACGGTCATAGACCGGGGCGTACGAGTCGGAGCGCTGGTTGCGCGCGTACGACAGCACCGACATGTACTCGTCCCCTTCCTGTGCCTCGACCATCCCCTCGTCCTGCCCCTTGAACGGTATGCCCGTGATCTTGCTGAACTCCAGCAGCTTCTGCTTGTCCACCACCGAGGACTTCACCACGTTCAGCGCATTGTACGCGAGCGAGTGCAGGGTGGACACGCGCACCAAGTCCGATTCAAGGCGTGACGTGGCTTCCGCCGCCGCCGCGCGGGTATAGGACAGGAACGTGACCGGCTTTTTGTCCCTGACGTATCCTTCCGCGAACTCGACCAGCGTGCGCGTCTTGCCGGTGCCCGGAGGCCCGTAAACCGTAGTCACTTGCACATGATACCTCGTTGTGGCCTTTTTAAAGGACCGCTCCAGCAACCCGGGTGGGGGGAACGGAGGAGGAACCCGGGTTATCAGTGGCTCTAAACCCTAGCGGCCCTTGAAAAAAGCCCCTGCGAACAGGGGCAAGGGGGTCGTGGCAAAGCTTACATGCCCTTATCGTCTTCCGGATCGGCGGACGGATCGGCGGACGGATCGGCGGCAGGCTCGCCGCCCGCATCCATGTTGCGGGTGTCCATGTTGAAGGTGCGCCCGCTCTGGATCGACTTGAACATCTTCTCGGCGGCGGCGTGCAGCACCGCAGCCGGGTAGCCGGACTGCGCCACCGCGAAGTTGTAGAACGTCCCCTTGTTGTTTTTCTGCTGCTGTGTGCTCAGGGAATACGCCCTCGCAAAGCGGTCCATGCCGGTCATGCGGATCATCGAGTTCCACTGGCGGCTGATCTTTGCCTTGGTTCGTGGCATCGGGATCATGATTTCATCCACCGCCATGCGCTCGGTGTCGACGAGCAGGCACAGGTGGGTGGGGGTGTCCAGTACTTCGATCCCCGATTTCTTGCCACCCTCGGCCTCGGCCTTGTCCTGCGCCGTCATCTGGTCAGGAAACGCGCCGAAGAACCCGCCGCCCTGCTTGCGGTCCTTCCAGACCAGATACATCTTCTGGAAGTGCACGGGCACCACCATCACCCGCGTCCCGTACAGTTGCCGCGTGGCCGAGTTGAACATGTCCCCGGCCTTGGCTCCCTTGATATACAGCGGGTTGGCCGGTTCCACTTCGGGCGAGATCGCCTGCACGATCCCGAGCCGGGGTACCATCAAGTCTTCGGTGCCCACGTTCTCGTTGCCGCGCGCCGCGCCCTGCTGCTGCAGATGGGCCGGTACCTTGTCGCCCGCCACGATCAGTTCACCCGCTCCCGCTAGGGAAGTCAGGGCGGTGGACTCGGACGGCTTAGGTGCCGGTGCCTTCGGCTTTGCTGCCTTTGGTGCTGGCTTTTTAGCCATAGCTCATTTCTCCTGGTTCTGTTACGCCTTGGTAATGGAGGCCCGGGTGAACGGCGTAACGTTAAGCAAATCAGCCGGGACTTCCTTGCCCGCGCCCATCCGTGATTTCACGAAGGACTTGAGCGTGGAACTGTTCACGGTGTCCTGTATCAGGTCACCTAGCTTGTGCTTATTCAGCCATTGGAAAAATTCTTCCTTCTTACCGGCCTTGATGGATACGTACATGTCACCGGTCAGGCCGAGTCGGCCAAGGTCCTCGACCGTCAGGTTCTCGATCCCTTCATCCTCCATCAGGGACGGGATCACCATCAGGCGCAGAGCGTCGAACTCCGCGTTCACGCGGGTGGAGAGCCGGTCCAGGTACTCCTTCACTCGCTTGATGTCATCCATTTCATAGGCCAGATCGATCAGCCGTTTGCCCTTATGCTTGCCCTCGTAGAACTTGGTGCGTTCCTCCTCGGTCTGACCGTTGTACTTGAGGAACTCCTCCGCCGCCGCCCGGATGCGGTCCTTGACGGTGACTCGCTTTCTAGTCTTGGCCATGTCTGTCGTCTCCTTAAAGGTCCACTATCAGCGGCAGGTACCTGAAGTCCCGGTTGTCCCACCGCAGCATGCGCAGCTTTCTGTCACCGGCCAGACCGCACAACGCAAATACCACGGCGGTAATGTACGGGCTGCCAGTGATCACGATCCAGTCTTCCTGTGGGTTGAACTCACGAAGCTGCTGCCGCAGGTGCGCCACCAGCCGCTGGTTGTGTTCGCTCGGGTGGACGTTGTTCAAGTCATCCTTCCGGTCCACGGATAGGAATGTCACCGGGCCGAACTTCTCGGCCTCCGTGAAGTCATGGTCCGTCTCTTGAATGACAAATACACGGGTCATCTAGTCGTCTCCTGAGGGCATAGTGTATCACGGACCGGCCTCGCCGTCCAGTAGCTTCGCCGCATAAGCAATCCTCTCCCGCACGTACGTGGCCACGTCTTTCTTGTCGGCCAGCGCGGCGAGGATCGTCTGGTCGATGGTCTTCTCCGCCGTGTAATCGATCCAGATCCCTGCCTTTGTCTGCCCGATGCCGTACGCCCGGTCCTCGGCCTGCGCCCGGTCGATCATCTTGAACGTGTTGCTGTAGAACATGTTCACCTGCGACGCCATCATGGTGTAGCCCATGCCCCCGGTGGATGCGTTACCAAGGATGAACTGATAGTCGCCGCGCTCGAATCGGTCAACGTTGGGTTGACGGTCAGGCTCACTGATCCCGCCATGCAGTTCCCCGAACGTCAGCCCCATGTGCATGAGCGCCAGCCGCATGGCCCCGATTTCTGGTAGATACACACACCAGATCAGCCCCTGCCTGGATTTACCCATTTCCTCGATCGTCTCCATGATTTCAATCACCTTGGGGTTTTCCAGAGGGGCGACCACTTCAACCGGGTCCCACACCGTCTTCTCGATGGCCTCACCCTCGCGCGTGAACTTGCGCACGATGCGCGGCTTGACCGCGTAGCCGCCCGCCACCTGATGCAGGCGCAACGCCACGCCGAGAACGTTCTTGAGTACCACTTCCTCCTTCGCCCCCTTGGGCATGAACGCCCCGTCCTTCTTGATCTTGTCGTACAGGGCGCGCTGTGCCTTCGACAGCACCACCGTCCGCTCCTCATAGCGCTTGGGCGGGAGCTTAGTAACCTCGCTCTTGAACGCCTGAAACGTGAACGGGGCGACCGTCTCACTTAGTTCCTCCAGGTTCTGGTACCCGACGATCTGCATCGGGCGACCGGTCTTGGGATCCCTGTAGCCGCCCATCACGGCGTAGCGGTTGCGGAAGGCGTAGAAGTCCCCGATCCCGATCACGTTGGGGTCCAGATACTCGAACTGCATGAACAGGTTGAGCGGTCCTTCCAAGATCGGGGTGCCGGTAAGCGCGTACCTGTACTCGGCCTGCCCGCCGAGTTCGACGGCCCGCTTCGAGCGGATGGCCTTGTGCCCGGCGATGTAGGTAGTTTCATCGCCGATCACGCCCACCTTGGGCTGCATCATGAAGCGTTTCGTGAAATCGAACATGCGGCCAGCGGACAGCGACTCCCACCCCACGGCCATGACTTTCAGATCATGGGGCTGATCCAACCACCTTCTAAACCCGCGCTCGTCGTCCGAGAACGGCATGTAAAAGTCAAACGGCAGCGGGCAGTGCAGATTGAACTGATGCAGCCAGTTCTTCCTCAGGCTTAGCTTCACGAGGATCATGATGGCGGTCAGGCCACCCTCCATGCGGTGCGCCGCGCACAGGTCAATGGCCGTCTTGCTCTTGCCCGTCTGCGTGTCCATGAAGATGGCGAACGAGCGCAGCGAGTAGCCTTTATCGAGAGCGCGACGTTGGTGCGGCAGCGGCTCCGTCTTGAACGGGTACCACGCAGGGAACTTGCCATTGCTCCGGGACACAAGCACAGCCGAGTTGAGCCTGAGGATCGCCTCATTTGCCGCATTTGTCAAGGATATATATGGCTTTAGCTTCGGGGCCTGCAGCGCCTCCACGTTCTTGCGGATCAGAGGCACCAGCCACGCCCGCTTGGTCTTGCTCCAGCGATAGGATGGCAGGTCGCGGATTAAATCGTTCGCGTGGAACGGGCACCTGACCAGCAGCCGGTTATCACCCGGATCGAAGTCAACGTCTATCTGCGCGCTCATAGTTCGCTCTTCATTTTGGGTACTTCGGCTATGTCCCGCAGCACTTCGCGCACGGGCATGAACCACACGTGTATGTTGTGCGACCCGCCCGGGATGCGAAAGCGAGTCACCCCCACCCCCATGTCCTTGACTGCAAACCACAGGTTAACGCCTTTAAGCTCCTCCGTCTTCGTACGCTTGAGAAAGTTAACGAAGTCCTGACCACGCCACGCCACGCAGCGTGCACCGTCCAGCACTGTAACCACAGGCAAGCCGCGCAGCAGCGCCTTCCGGTCGTCATTATCCTCGCCCTTCGACATCAGATTGCACTTGGCCGCGAATTCTCGCAGCCGGTCACGTATCACGCCCGCAATTGACGCGTCATCCGGGGCCTCGATCAGCCGCACTTCACGCATGAGGGGCTGCAGTACCCGCTCCCATTCCTGCAGCTTGATGTTCGGCACCACCCTAGTCAATCGCTCAGCTATCAACAGCCGCATCACCCGAAAGTCCATGATCGCCTCGGTGGACAGGTTCGTTACCTTGATCCCGTCTATCTTCAATTCCCATCGTACCGGGTCAGACAGGTACTTGACCAGATCCGAGAATACGGGCAGGGACTCGGTGCTGGCCAGCGACTCATACTCCCCCTTGCTGATACCGAACTTGCGCTTGAAGCACGTCTCCTTGTCGCAGAGCGAACGGATCGGCTCCTCATGGCAGCGGTACTTGTAGTCCGGGCGACCCGCCGAGTTGACGGTGCGCGCCGCCTCGCCCTTCGGAAGCGGCTTGTCGAACAGGGACTGATTGGCCTCGTGCCCTCGGTGTTCGTAATCGTCTGGATGACTCTTTCGCAGGTACACCACCACGTTGTACAGGGCCTCGTTCCTGTAGCCCTGCTTCACGCCTTCGGCGTAGATGCGCTGGATGCAAGGCGGGGCCTCGGGATGCTCGGCCCCGGAAGCTGAGCGCATGTCCTCCTCCGTCGCCGCGCTCCCTTCCGCCAGATCGATGAACGCTTCGAGCGAAAGCTTCTTGCCACCGTACACGGCGTACCGGTTCGTCTTCCCGTTGCCCATGTACGGCAAATTAATCCAGTTCCCCAACTGCCTCTTTCCTGCCTTGTCGACGAACAGGTGCCCCTGCTTCGGAAAGATCTCACACTTCCCATAGCCGAGCATCTCTGAATAGCGAGACATGAGCGCCCGCACCCGGGCAGCGGGGTGCGGCTTGGCCAGGAACAGGTAGGCGTGCGCGCCACCCGACTTGGAACGACACAGGATCAGGGGGAGCTTGAGTTCACGGATCTTCTTCTCCAGCGGCACCAGCGGAATATCCTCGTCCGAGTCGTGGTTGTCTATGTCCAGCGCCGCCCACTTGCAAGTATTGTCGTCAAGGATCGGGATAGCACCCACCCCCTCCTTGCCTTCCAGGTGCGTCTTCCAGTTGTCAAGCGTCAGGCCCACGGGTTCCGTGTGGACGCGCTCATTCGCCGGGTTAAATCGCCCGGACGAGCGGGCGTTACCCTGGAACAGCAGCGCTAGGCGCTCTTCGACTGTCCGCTCGGTTTTCTTTTGTGCCATGTGGCGGCGTTCACCTTGTAGTGCTGTAATGAGACGTGCAGGACGCAGGTGCGCTCCTTGCATTCATCCCCGTGCGCAGCTTCCATGCCGCGCGGGATCGGGCGGCACGCGCCGAGGATCGCAAACACTCGGTGCACCCCGATCTGGACGGGCTGGCCCTCATACTTAAAGTTCATGACCGGGTAGCCCTTGTGATCAGTCACCCCCCTGTAGCACAAGCATTCGCCCACCGGCACCAGATTCTTCTGCAGGCGAGCTATGAATTCGGCCTTGCGCCGCCTGACCTGATCCACGATCACGTTGAATTCCAGCCTGCGACGGGGAAGGCTGCCATTGCGGTCCTGGCCTTTACGGACAGACTTCATCCTTGCCCCTTGTCTGCTCTGCGGTTATCTGGACTGGCGCTAGGCCGTAATTCTTCGAGCCTCGCCAATCGTTTCTTCATCACTTCGACGGCGCGTTCCGGCCCGATCTGCTTAACTGTCGCAAGCCAAGCCACCAGCGCCTCCGGTTCGCTCCTCGGCCCGTTGATGGCTTCTTCAGGCCATGCGTGCGGGACATCTACACCGTCCACGATGGCTCCAGTTGCGGAGACTGGAGTATTCAACGCCATCATGTAACGCCCAAGTTCGTCGGTGCGCGCGGCCAACGCCTCCTCTGCCTGGTCGGCGCGCATGTTCGCTAGGCGCTCGCGCTCTACAGCCGCGTCCAGTTCGTCCGCGATCTCCACTGCTTTCTCTATAGGCAGGTTCGACTCCTCCAGCAGCCTGCGGTAGTTCTTCTCTCCGGCACTTGCGGGCCGCAGCGATGCCAACTCCCGATGCAGCCGGTCGATCTCCTTCACCTGTTCGGCGATGACTTCCTGAGCGAGCTTGTCGCTGTAGGGGCGGCGCGCGGCAAGTTTCTCGCGGACCTCCTTCAACTCCCGCACGTTCTCTAGGCACAGACTCTTGAAGCAGCAGGCGTTGAAGTCGCTTTCGCGTTCCTCCTTCTCTGAGGAGCCAATCAAAGCGTCTCGCGCTTCAATCTTCTCGTCTGGGTGCACTATCACAAAGCGGTCGTCGGAGGACTCGCGCGAAGGCTTCACGGCTGCCTCGTAATGAGTTTCACTGCATCCTTTGCTATCTGGGTCGGCGCAATCAGCGAAACCGCAGCGAGGACAGGTCATGGCCGCTCGTCTCCTTCAAGGTCATCCGGATCAAAGTCAACCGGTTCATCCGGCGGGTACACCGGGTCAATGGTCGTCATCGCTCCCTCCCATGATCACGATCAAGTATCCAAGGGCAACGGCTGCAAAGATCACCATCACCACCGCGTCTGCTGCTGTAAACTGGTATTCAGCCATCGGCATCCCTCGTCACGTTGCGGTTGCACCACCGGAACATCGCCCCGGATTGAATGAAGCCCCCGTGCTGGCCCCAATGCCCGAACACACGGATGCACCGGACCATCGGCCCCCGGGCCGGGTGGAACGTGTGCCTGCACTGCGTGACGCGCATGACACGAAATGCGACGCGCAGCATCGCGCGTATGAGCACCCACGGGATTCTAATGAACTGGTTCATCGTCCCTCCCCTTATCCATGAGGATCTGGGCGAGGCGCTGCTTCAAAGCCTGCTCCTTTGCCCGGGCGAATTCCTCGGGGAAGTGATCCCTTAACTCGGCCATGGCGTCCCCAAAGATTTCGTTGAAGATGCAGCCGATGTGCCCGCACCTGTAGCCCGCTTCCGAAAGGACACGCGACGCGGACACCGTGGCCTTTGCCACGCCCTCCACCAGACGGATCATTTTTTCCGGGTCGCGCGGCAAAACGATCAGGACGTTGCACGACTCGCCCTCGTCCACGACCTTGATCATGTACTCGGGCTTACCTTCCATCCGCCTGATTTCCGGCGTCTTGTAGCTCATTTCTTCCTCCTCTTCGGCGTCGGGCCGGGGGACGGCAGCAATTTGCTGACGCGCGCGCTTATCCGCGCCATGTTCGGATTCTTACGTACACACCCACCACCTTTGAATCTACAAACCACGTAATGGCACGACAGCCCAATGACAGGGCAGATCTTAGTGGCGTTTTTTCGCATGGCCTCGCATCCGGTTACCCAGGTTCATTCGCTGCTGCCCGGGGTTAAGGTGCCCATACTTCTCACGAAGTGCCGACTCAGGGCACCCAAGAAAATCCGCTGCCGCCGCGTAACACCCGTCGAGTCCCTTTGCGCTCGCCGCTCTAAGGAGATTTGCGACTTCATCACCCACGTCTCTCTGTCCATTGGCATGACGCTCGTGGCGTACGATGTCCGCCTGTGAAGGCTGGCGTCCGTAGATGTTGCGGTTCTGAGGGGCCAGATCCAGCAGATCAGCGTGAACGCAGAAAGAGACAAGCGGCCTTGACTTGGCCGGGTCGGCTGTGTCTGTGGGTAAAGGACGCCCCGATTCTGGATGGACCGGCTCATTGGAAATCCTCACGTAGCTGCCGCTGCTCCACTGGGTATTGGCGAATTCCACCCAGTAGCGCTCGCCCCGGTACCATACCGAGTCGCCCCGCTTGAGCGATCCGTCCGGATGCTTCTTCGGGACATCTAGCCGCGCCTCAAACGGCGGGGCGTCAGGTCGGGCTTTCTGGGAAGATGTATCGTCTGCAGGGACTCGCTTGGTCTTGCCCGCTCGCTTGCCTCCTGCTGGCGTAGCTGCCTGTTCGCCAGTTCCACCATCTTTTGTGCCTGCGCCGTCGCCTCCAAGGAGGCTCGCAAGAACGTCTGCTGCTCGCGCTGCCTTCTCTCGTTGAGACGAGCCGCCCGCACCCCGCTTTTTCGGGGGCGGCGCGATGTGTTGGCGATCCTTGCTGCCTTTTTGCGGCGCATCTTGCTTTGCCTGCTCATGTCGTTTCCCTTTCATCGTCTCTCTCGTCTATTGAGGGCACCACACACCGCCTAGTATACCACAGGCCGATGCCGAGGGGTAGTCCGTTCTATGACTTCACCGGCACCCACACCGTCTTCATGTTCGCCTCGACGTACTTCTTCTTCTCGTCGGGGAGCCACGGGCGGGTGTAGTAAGTGCCATCACCGTTCTCGACCGAGCAGCGGTTCGGGGGCGGACAAGTAAGCGGCACGCGGATCTGGACCATCTTCTGCGGCTTCTTCATTTGAACTCCCGGTAATGGGCCATGATCGAGCGCCTAAGGACTTTTCTCAAGCGCTCATCACCATCTCTGCCATAGAGCTTGGCCAGGAGATTATTAGTACACTGCGTGTCCTTACACGTTGGGCACATGTACCTTTTCGGAACGATTGCGAGCCGATCGGCTGTGAAATCAAGCGCCGTCCGGTCCGCTCGATTGATGACCTTACGAATATCACGCAGCCGGGCCATGTAGCGCGCTCGTACCTGACCCCTACTACAGGCGTGCTCGGTAAGATACTCCAGCCAGCGCCGCAGCTTGGTCTTACGTGGCTTCTTCATTTGGTGAACTCCTGTCTGGCGGGATCGGCGGCAACCGAGGCAGTCAGGCGCAAACGGGCATCGTCAATGCGCGTCAGGCACAACTTGAGCGAATCCAGCGCATCCACCCGATCACCGCGCTTCACGTCATTATTGGCTTGGTCTAACCAGTTGATGGCGCGGGTCAGATCCGCCAGAACTTTTTCCTGCGTGTAGTCAGCGGGTCCCATGAGTACCTCCGTTCTGCCTCGGTGAAATGCGCCAGACGCGCTCGATCTTACCCGCGCGGATGCGCGTCGTGCAGCGGGCGGTGTACGACGTGTTCGGACGGGCATCCGCCACCACCATACCCACCACGTCGCGGATCAGTGCGTCCCGCGTGTTTGCCTTGGTCAACTTCATATTGCCTCCAGTCTGTCGTCTAGGCCCCGCAGTGTATCACGGCTCGGGGTCGCCGTCCATCCGATTCAGCGGAAAAGCTTCCTCATGAAGCGCTTCACGCGATCCACAAACCGCGCCTCCGGCGCGGGCTTCAGGATCACGGGCACCACGGGACGCAGGCGTTCCTGCTCCCGTTCCCAACGCCTCTTGCGGCCCCATCCCTGCCGCACCTTCTTGCCGCTGAAGGCGGGCATGTGACCATCAGGGGCACCCAAAAGCCCGCAATGACTCAGCGGCTGGAACCTCTTGATCTCACCTGAGCGCTTCATGTCAGCCTCCGTACATGCCCCATTGGTTCCTCTCTCGTCTATTGGTGCAGATGCACCGAAGACCCCACTCTCACGAGTGGGGAAATCGCTGTCACCCGCCGATTATTTGGCGTTGAGCGCGCCGCGCAGCCGGTTGCCCAGGTTCATGCGCTGCATGCCGAGATTCAGCTTGCCGTACTTGGTGCGCAGGCTGTTCACCGTCTCGTCGGGCGCGAGCGCCTTGGCTACTTCCTTGTAGCACGCGTCCAGATCCTTGCCCCGGAACGCCTTGGCGACCTTGTCGTCGCAGTCGATGGGCACGTTGCCGCCCGCCGTCTTCTCGCCCTTCTTACCCTTGCGGTACTTGCTCACGTAGCCCGGACGCTGGCCCGGATTCGTCAGCCCGTTCGCGCCCTTCTTACCGCCCGCGCGAATCGGCTTCGCGGCCTTGACCTTCGCCTTGGCCTTCTTCGTGGTCTTCGGGGGCTTGGGCTTGCGCGCCTTGGCCGCCTTCGTGATGCCCGCCGCCGTGCCTGCCAGCGCGCCTTCCACGCCTTGCGTCTGCTCGTCTTGGTTCATGTGTGCCTCTCTCGTCTGTGATTGAAAGCCGTCATGTGACGGTATCGACATTGGAACACGGCGAGGGGTTCACTGTCAAGCCCCTTCACCGTCAAAGCAACTGCCCCCTACGCCCCTACCTACAGGGCCTCGGGGCCTGCAGGCCCCTTATCCGAGCGCGATTGCGAGGTTTGCGTGAAGCACGCCGTCGTCCATCCCCATGCTCAGGAACGAAAGCACGTACTCCATGCTGTCGCTCATGCACACGGGCACCCACCGGGCGTAAAGCACTCGCTCCGGGCTGTCTTCCGGCAGTGCCGTGAACAGGATCAGCGCCGCCCAAGAAAGGGCGTCGGCCTCGGTCGGTGACTCTGACCAAACAAGCGCCGTCTCGACCGGGAACTCGGTCAAATCACGCAGCGAGTGCTGCGTCCGTTCCAGCCCAACAAAGGTCTTCATGTGTCAGCCCTCCTGTCTCCGTGCAAAAGCGCACGCCAGAGCGCCCATACAGGCGCTCCAGCCTAGGCTCTCAGAAGTCAAGAATCTCGTTCTCACCCGCTTCGTCCATGATCGTGCCATACAACCATTCAAGCGTGGCCTCAGCAAGCGCATCGCCCGCACGTGTGTGCACCTTGCCCAGAGCAGCACTCTGGGCTTCCGGCCCGTGCTTGCCGTTTAGCTCGTTAAGCTCACGGATGGACACCTGCACACTGGCCGTGCGCTCGTACGCTTCGGTGATGTTTACGGTCGGCATCGTCGTTCTCCTAGTTGTTTACCGGGGCGAGCGAAATCGCGCACACAGCCGGGTCCTCGTCCTCACGGAGTTCTTCCACACACAACTGCTCGCACTCCGTGTCCGTGTGGCAGTCGTACACAAGCCCGTCGGGCACTACCACGCAACCCGAGAGCAGCAAGGCCAGCAACAGAGCCTTGTTCATGGTCACTCCCTCCAGAACACGGTGAGTTCCTGCTCGATGGCGTCGTCCGCTTCCTTGACCGCCTTGTCGAACGCCTGCTGGCTGATGCCGTGGTCGGCGCTCATGGCGTCCTCCTGTGTGTCCGTGTGCACACTCTGCACCCACTCAGTCACGTCCGAACGGGACACGGGCTTCATGCCGTCAAGAACGCGCTCCGCCCACTCGCGGCTGTTGTGGGTGTCGAGCATCTCGCCCGCCATCCGCACGGCAATAAACCAACGCGCACGCTCGCGCGGCGACTGACTGTCGTCTGTGATTGCGCGCGTTTCTTCCGCGATCCAGCGCTCCACGTCCGCGCACGTCCAGAAACGCGCGCCCTCCGGTCGCTTGCTGTTGCTCATGTGCCTGCTCCCGTTCCCGTGCGAAGGTGCACGCTACCGCGCCCTTACGGGGGCGCGGTGACCTGCGCCCTCAGCCCTGCGTGAAGTCGAGCGACACCGCGTCGGCCCGCACCAGCCCGACGAAGCCGCCCCACGTCGTTCCCTCGGGGGCCTGCTCCCTCGCCAGCTTGCGCCCCTGCTTGATCGCCCGCCGCACCGTGCGCTCGGCCACGGGCACGGTCACCAGCGCCTCCACGTCCGTGTCCTCGCGCTTCCACGTGCTGGTGAACACGTACTCGACCACGGGCATGTCCACGGGCGTCCGGGGGGCGGGGGGCTGCGCCGCCCGGCTCGCGCCCTGCGGGAAGGGGCCGACCGCCTTGCGCTTCGCGGCCTTGTTCGCGGCCTCGGACCGCGCCTTGCGCTGCTCGGGGGTGAGCGCCGCGTTCGCTGCGTGCATCTTCGCCAGTGCGCTTGCTTGTGCTTGCGTCATGTGCCTGCTCCTGTGCCAGCACGCCCACCACGCGGGATGCGGGGGGCGGCACCCCACACCGCTGCAAGGCCGATGCCAGCCCGGGCACCACGGCGGGACGCCACGAGAGGCTAAGTGAGCGCTCACTGACATGCCCAGAGTCGTCACCATGGTGACTGAAGTGGTCACTGACCCGCTGAGGGCGTCGGGACGGCCTCAGGTCAAGGTCGGTGAGCGCTCACTTACAAGACGAGGCCCGCCGGACGGGGTGACGACGGTGGTCATGGTGCAGTGCAGCATGTTCCATGAGCGCTGGTGAATGCGGGCGGCGCATACAAGGGCGAGAGGGAGCGCGAGCGTTCCAGCGAGGGCGCGCAGACGGCACGCATGGAACGGGCGCGGAACGGGCGTGAAGACACGCACGACGCCCGGGACGAGAGGCCCGGGGGGAGGGGGGCTGTGCCGCCGTTCCACGCGCGCGGGAGTGCGCAGGTAACGCGTGCATCCCGGTACGCTATGCGCGCGGCCAGCGCGTGCGATGAACGGAACGGGTGAAGTGAGCGCTCACTCCCGACGGAGAGACGCCTTGAGGCCGTTCCAGCGTCGATACGCGCCCACGCGCGTACGCGTGAGGAGGGGGTGAAAGTGAGTGCTAACTGACTAGACAGCGAGGGGTCGCGTGTGCTAGGATGCGCGCTGGTGCACGTGGGTCGCAGGCTCAGGTGAGCGCGACGTGCGGGCCATGAACCGACGCCTTGGCGAGCTAAGTGAGCGTTTACTGACCAAGGTCGTCGTCACAAGGAGCGCGGGCAAGTGAGCAAGCGGGCGGACAGATCGCACAAGAGCGCGGGCAAGCGCGCAAGGGACCCGGCAGGGGGGGTGGGGGCCAAAGCGCGCGGGTCCCGTCAGGGCGCGCGGGGGGTACCGTCCCTCGTCCCAAATCCTCCATTACCTGGTCAAGCCCCATCTTTCTTGGAGGCTACCCGGTCCGTCTCCGCCGCCCGGTCCGGCAAGGATCAATCTGGCCGCATCATTCCTCATTCGCCCACGGATCGCGTACGCGCGCTCGTCAAACAGTGGGTTGCGACGGGGGCGACCGAGGGAGAGATCGCGGTCCTGTTGAACATTCGCCCCGGGCAATTGCGCCAGCACTATCCCCGGGAACTGGAGGTCGGTAAGACCGAGGTTGATATGGCGGTGGGGGGTGCCATCATCAAGAAGGCCAAGAGCGGTGACCCGCGCATGGCGATCTTCTACGCCAAGGCCCGGATGGGCTGGCGGGACGGGGAGAGCAAGCCCATCGACGTGTCCCCCTTTAATCTACATATCCATCTGTAGGAGGTTTTGTGCCGTACACCGGTAAGCAGAAGGCACTGTTCCAGGGCGTCAAGCACGGATCCATCCCCGCGAAGAAGGGACTCACCCCTTCGAAGGCGAGCGAACTGCTGTCGCACGACAAGAAGAAACCCGCGACCGCTGCCGCCCGGCTCACTGGCAAATGAGCGTGGTGATTACTATAATGACTGGCAAGTAGTAGTGCCCCCAGCCCCCAAGTCGGCTTCTGAGGCGCTTTCCCGGGCGCAGACCCCCCGGACTGCGGCGCAGGCGCTGTCTGAGTATTGGGGGGACGTGGACCGGCGCGCAAAGGAGCTTGGTGAGGACCTGCTGCTCCCGTTCTATGACAGCATCGAGCGAAAGACGCGCCGGGAAAACACGGGGCACGAGGGGCCGGTCGATCAGCAGGACCGCGAGTGGGACGAAAAGATGAGAAAGTTCCGCCGGAGAAAGGGGAAATAGATGGATGTCACTCCTACCGATCACATGTTCCATGCCATGCAACGACTCGTCGATGCCGCCTGCGGTGAGGAACCGCACCCGATGCTGCTTGGCGCGCAAGCGGACCTGACGCGGGTTAGACGCCGCCTCATGATGGATGCTCTTCACCGGTTGATCGCGGTGGCCATGCGTGAAGGCGTCAACCGAGCGATCCGCGACGCGCAGGCACGGAAGGATGGGTTCCGCGACGAGCAGGACCGGTCAGCGGCGGCAAAGGCACGAGACGACGCGCAGGCCGGATCGAGCATCGTTACGTTCCCCAAGGCACATTGATGGAAGCCCAGGAAGAATCCATAGATGTGTCTCGCATGGATGGTGCCCGCAAGGTCCCCGGGTCGCCGGTGCGCGTTGATAAGGAAATTCACTACTACCCACCCGGCCCGGTCGCCCGGGCGTTTCTACGTGATGATTCCTTTGTGACGGGGATACGCGGGCCATTTGGCTCCGGCAAGTCCACCGCGTGCATCATGAAGTTAATCAAGAATGCGCAGACGCAGAAGCGCAGCACGGACGGCTGGCGCTACAGACGGACGGCCATCATCCGGAACACCTATCCCGAACTTCGCACCACCACCATGAATTCGTGGCATGCCTGGGTGCCAAAGCATATGGGTAAGTGGCGGGAAGCCGGTCCCCCCATGCAGCACATCATCGACTCCGAGAACAAGATCAATTGGGAAATATACTTCGTTGCGCTCGACCGGCCCGATGATCTGGCGAAGCTCCTGGGCATGGAACTGTCCGACGCCTGGATCAATGAAGCCAGGGAAGTCCCAAAGGCGGTTATCGACGGGCTGACGGGCCGGGTCGGAAGGTACCCCGCGATCTGGCAGGGCGGCTGCGACAGCGTGCAGATCATTCTTGACACCAACCCGCCTGATGTCGATCACTGGTGGTTTATCATTGCCGAGAACGACTCGTCGAATGAGAAGAACCGGCAGATGCTGCAGTCGGTGCTGGAAGCGGAAGCCATGCTGCATTCCCGTAAGGTCCTCAAGGAGAACCAGCGGCTCTATAGCTTCTACTCGCAACCCGGGGGCAGAAGCCCGGGGGCCGAGAACCTGAGGAACCTGCGTCAGGGGTATTATGAGTTCCTGATGGCCGGGAAGTCACAGGACTTTATCAAGGTGTACGTGGACGGCGAGTACGGCTTCGTGATGGAGGGGCTGCCAGTATTTCCGGAGTACAAGGACTCATTCCATGCGCGCACTTTCGGGGTTGTCCCGGGCCTGGGGTTCCGGCTCGGTCTGGACTTCGGCCTCACGCCAGCGGCTTCTATCTCTCAGCGTCTCGGTAATGGCCGGTGGGTGGTTCAGGACGAGTACGTGTCCGAGCGGCTCGGCATCGTGTCCTTCTCGGAAGACTTGGCGAAGATGCTCGCGGAGAAGTACCCGGGGGTAAAGCTGGTGTCGGTGCGCGGCGACCCGTCCGGTGACTCGGTGACGCCCGAGGAATCGACCTGCTTCAAGATCATGCGGGCCAATGGCTTCCCTACTGCGGAACCCGCGCCGACGCAGGACCCGGTGCGCAGGCGCGAGGCCGTGGCCAATCTCCTCAAGATCGTGATCGATGGGGAACCCGCGCTCGCGATCCATACGCGCTGCCTGACCTTGAGGAAGGGCATGGCGGGCGGCTACCATCGTCGCCGCCTACAGATCGCCGGGCAGGACCGCTGGCGTGAAGTCCCGGAAAAGAACAAGTTCAGTCACGTCTGTGAAGCGCTCGAGTATGATTGCGTCTCCGGGGGCGAGGACCGGGCGGTGATGGTGGACCCCAAGGTCCTGGCCGCGAGGAAAATTCAGCAGTTCGCGCAGTCCGACTACGATATACTTGGAGGCTGACCATGGCGGAGCTTACGGGAAGAGCGAGGCGGATCGGGCGTCCAGATCCTTGGCCAGCGCAGTATGCTTTTGAAGCGACGGGCGGTGATCTTCCGGCGCTAGGAACCCGTTCCTCGGGGCGGGCGGACATCGAGGGTATGGGCAATATTGAAGGAACAGTCCTCGCCTACGGCGGATTCAGGGGTGCGGCCCCGCAGTATTCCTTCACGCCCTCGACGGCCTTTCAGAGAAGGCCGCCCCGTCCGCCGTCCTTTGAAAACGCTGCCGCCATGCTGGAAGCCGCGCGCGGCGGTATGGACCCGCTGACCGGGGGCCGTCGCAGGCGAGGCCGCGCTGCCACGATCCTTACCGGTTCCGAGGGGGCCGGGCTTCCTAACACCGCAACGAAAGCCTTACTAGGAGAATAGAATACAATTGGGCAGTTCCTTTCAATTGAATTAAAAGGAATTTATTATGGCAAAGACCTATGTAACCGAGTACGCGGGGCAAGTGGCGGATCGGCGCGGGATCTCGATCCCGACCGGGGAGGAGCCTTCCCTGGGAACGCTGGTGCTGGATCACGGGGCGGGAGTGGCGAACTCCGCGAACCTGAACGCCAAGACCCGGTTGATCAGGGTGCATGCTGATGCCATCGCGTCCGTGAAGATCGGGGCGGCGGCAGTGGCCACGACCGCTGACATGCGCTTTGCAGCGGGGCAGACCGAGTACTTTGGTATTACGCCGGAAGCGATCGTCGCGGGCGTCCGGGTTTCCGCGATAACTAACACGTAAGGCTTTTATATAAAGGAGCCAGTCATGATGAATACAAATTTTACGCCGCCAGAACTGGCGGCGGACGCCACGCGCTTCCTGGCATTCGTGGAACTGCTGGCCGATTCGAAGCGCGTGGCCGGGATCGTGAAGGAGTTGAAGGAAATTTCAGCCAAAGTCGCCAAGGAGTCCGCCGCCCTGGACAAGGCCGTTTTGGAAGTAGCCCAGGCCAGGAAGGAGATTGACAAAAGGACCGAGGAAACGGTGGCCCTGGCGGAAAATACCAGGCAGGCTCTGGAATCACTGGAGTCGCAGGGCCGTGCCATTGCCGCCGCCCGCAATGAAGTCGTTGCCTCGAAGGCGCAAACGGCGGAAACCACCAAGGAAACCCTGGCTCAGCTTGGTGCCCGCACCGAGGCCCTGGCGGTACGGGAAAAGGCCATCGATGTGCGAGAAAAGAAGGCCCGTGACATGATGGCCGAGGCTGAGAAAATGAAGCGCGAGTACGAGGCCAAGTTGGCTAACCTGCGCGCACAGGTGCTGTAATGGCTGCCGGTCCGTGGCTGTTTACTGATGTTGGGCGTACGTCACTTCTCAATGGTACGTTCGACTTGGATACGGACACGTTCCTGTGCGCGCTGTTCCTATCCACTTCGAACCTTGGCGCGGCGAGCACGACCTATGCGGGTGTGACGAACGAGCACGCGAACGCGAACGGTTACACGACTGGCGGCATCTCGATGGGTGCCCTCACGCTCGCTGGGACCACGACCGTTACCGTGGACGACCCTGCCGATCTTGTATGGACCGCATCGGGAGGCTCGATTGTTGCGAGGTTCGCGGTCATCTACGAGAGCGGGGGGAACGTGCTGTGCTACTGCCTGCTGGATTCCACGCCAGCGGACGTGACGGCGACGACAGGGAACACGCTGACCATCGCGCTGCACGCGAGCGGCATCTTCACGCTGGCGTGATGCCCTACACGGCTCCGGCGTAGGCGACGCGGATGCGCATCTACCTTGGCCCGTTTCAATGGCGCGAGCGCACATCGAGTAAGACGGGTCTGCCCTCTCCAGCAGGGCAATTCGGATGGCGAATGCCGGTCGGGGCGACCCAGGCGCTCGACTTCCGTGGGCCGCAGGGCGTAGAGACACCAGGCGTTTTCTCTCCCGCCAAGGCGATCTTCGTCACTCCAGACTCGGTGATTCTGGCTGCACCATTCGTACAGCTCGCCAGCGATCCTCTTGAGACGCTTTCTGTGCGTAATCGTCGAGCACTGGCTGATGTATTCGAGGCCACAGTTACCACTACCAGGTTGGTAGACGTTATCCACGAACTGACGACCGCGCATGCAGATATGAGCCGTGCAGTTGTTTGCCAGCCACGCATCGCAAGCCGCGACGGGAAGATCAAGCATCTACTCGCCGGTCAGGTGGTGAAGGCAGTAGAGGTCGGCATTGGAATGCCGGAGTGGCCAGGGGTACAGCAGAGGCATTATGCCGTCTATCGCGTGCTACGAGGCGATGGTACGACTGATCTGCATCGGAAGTATCTCTCGACCCTTGCAACAAAATATCGTCTTAACGACACGCAGGTAGTGGATGAGTTCACGCCGCCAGAGCTACCTAAGGAAGAACCTGTCAGGCCGTCAACGACGCTGACCGAATCTTTCCCCGGCAGTTCGTCAACGCTTGGCGGTGATCAGACGTGGACGGAAATTGCTCAGGCGTGGTCGAACGTCTCGGGTGTTGGTTCGTATGACACTGATGGGGCAACCGGCTCGGCGCGGTGTGAAGGAACACTGTCCACCGATGACATGAGAGTGACGGTGACGATCACGCGAGAAGGTGGCAATAATACGAGCTACGGAGGCTGCGACGCGCGCTACGCAGCCGCAGCAGATACCTGCTACAAGGACAATTCCAATCGCGCCATCAATGACTACTACTGCTCGCGGCGCACCGCAGGCTCAGATACCGACATCATAACCAGCGAACTTAGTGGAAGCATCACGCTTCCCGCAACCGACAAGATAGAGGTAGACGGCGATCAGGTCGAAATTTTCGAGGGGTCTAATTCCAGAGGCTCGACAACCGACACCAACATCAGCGGCAACGTGCGCGGTGGACTCGGGTGGTTCAGCGGGGGGGTCGCCGTACGGTTTGACAACTGGCAGGCTGAGGACTTGGCGGCTGGTAACGTCTCCGTCACGCCCACTACGGCGGCGTTGGTCACTGCCACTTTCGCCCCTACTGTCACTGCGAGCGACCATAAGACAGTAACGCCGACAACGGCTGCGCTGACTACATCCACATTCGCGCCCACTGTCACGGCTTCGGATCACAAGACCGTCACGCCTTCAACGCTCGCGCTGACGACGGCAGCCTTTGCCCCGACCGTCACGGTGGGTGATAACAAGACCGTCACCCCGGGTACGAAGGCTCTGGTGCTTACCACGTTTGCGCCGACCGTGGAGATTACCGATCACAAGACGATTATCCCGGGCACGGGGGTGCTGACCATTACCACGTTCGCGCCGGCCGTGACCAGTGGTGCTGGAATCGTCGTGACGCCAATTACCGCTGAACTTTTGCTCGAGACCTTTGCCCCCGTGGTCACCGGCGGCGGTGGCGCGCCGATAGTGGCCCGGGCCGATAACAATCCGATGCTGGTATCCCCTGGCAAGCTCATGAGAAGGAGTTGAAGATGGCTGATTCCCGCGCTGAAGACCTGTTCAAGAAACAGGGGCAGATGGAGCAAGACCGGGTGACGCTCGATGCCCACTGCAAGGAAGTGGCGGAGCGTTGCCTGCCGCGACAGGATAATTTCCTGTCGGCCAGCCAGGTGGAAGGGGAGAAGAGGACCGAGAAGATCTTCGATGCCACGGCGGTGCTGGCGCTCGACCGCGCGGCCTCGGCCATTGACTCCCTGATCACCCCGGCCACGCAGCAGTACCACAGGCTGGAACCCGAGGACGATCGGCTGCTGGAGGACCGGGAGACGGTGATCTTTCTGGAGAAGCTTAACCGGTTCCTGTTCCGTATGCGCTATCGGGCCATCGCCAACTTTGCGTCACAGGCGCATGAGTGCTACGTGTCGCTCATGGCCTTCGGGACGCAGGGGCTGTTCATCGATGACTTGGTGGACATCGGGATGCGCGGGACCCGTTACAAGTCAACGGCGCTGTCGGAGCTTTACATCGCGGAGAACAGCCACGGGATCGTGGACTATGTGCACCGCAAGTTTCCGCTGTCGGCGCGTGCCGCCGTCCAGAAGTGGCGGGGGCGGGTGCCTGAGAAGATTCAGAAGGAGGCGGAACTCAATCCGTTCAAGAAGTTCGAGTTCCTGCACTGCGTCAAGCCCAACGAGGAAGTGATAAAGGGGCGGCGCGATTACACCGGGATGCCGTTCAGGTCCTACTTCGCCTCGTACGAGGGTAAGTCTATCGTGGGGGAGGGCGGCTACCGCACCATGCCGTACGCTGTTTCCCGGCACGTGACCGCGCCACGCGAGACGTACGGGCGGTCGCCTGCGATGATGGTGTTGCCGGATATCAAGATGGTCAACGAGATGGAAAAGACCACGATCCGGGCGGCGCACAAGGTGGTCAGTCCGCCCCTGCTGCTGTACGGGGACGGCATCCTGTCCGCGTTTTCGACCCGGCCTGACGCCATGAACTATGGCGGTGTTGACGAGCAGGGTAGGCAATTGGTGCATCCGCTAAAGACGGGGGCGAATTTGCCGCTGGTGTTTGAAATGAGCGAGCAGAAGCGCAAGTTGATCAACGATGCGTTCTTTGTGACACTGTTCCAGATCCTTGTTCAGAACCCGCAGATGACGGCGACGGAAGCCCTGATCCGTGCGCAGGAAAAGGGTCAGCTTCTAGCGCCCACGGTCGGTCGCCAGCAGTCCGAGCTTCTCGGGCCGGTGATCGCCCGGGAGATCGACATCGCCGCCATGTCCGGGATGCTGCCGCCGATGCCGCCGAAGCTGGCTCGCGCGGGCGGTAGCATCAAGGCAGTATACACGTCGCCCCTGACCCGGCTGCGTCGCGCTGAGGAGGGGGTGGCCATCATTCGCTCCATCGACTCGGTGACTCCGCTGCTGGAGATTCATCCGGAAATCCTGGACAACGTGGACACGGATGAGATGCTGCGCCGCATGTGGGAGATCAATGGTGCCCCGGCGGACGTGCTGCGCTCCCCGACCGATGTCGCCACGATCCGGGCGCAGCGCCAGAAGGCACAGGCGGAGGCCGCAGAAATCGATGCCGCGCAGAAGGCGTCCATGGCCATGAAGAACGTGGCATCGGCCAAGGAGAAGATGCCGGTTGAGGCGGAGGCCGCATGATCAACAAGCTCAGGGACCTGATATTTCGGCGCAGGCGGGCGTACCGGGCCGTATTCCAGCCCGGCGGCATCCTCGGCCCGTCCGCCGAAATCGTGATTTCCGACCTGCGCGGCTTTTGCCGCGCGACTTCGACCCCGGCCATGGTGTCGCCGGGAACGCAGACGATCGACCCTATTGCCACGGGGGTCGCCATCGGCAGGTTGGAAGTGTGGCACCGCATCATGCAGCATGTCCTTGTGTCCGATGCGGATCTGTACAAGCTGATCGAGCGTGAAAGAGAGCAGCAAGAAGGGACCGAAACTTAACCTTACGGGACTCCCAAATGCCTGACATTCAACCGGAAGAAGCAAGAACGTTTCTCACTGACTTTGGGCACAGTGCGGATGCGTTGAAGACGATGCCCGATGCCGATGTCGTGAAGCTGCATGGAACGGTGCGCGATGCGGCGACCAAGCACGTCACCGTCGATCCGAACAAGCCGTGGTACGAGAGCTTCAAGGACCCACAGGTCAAGGAGTGGCTGACGGCGTACAAGGGTGCCTACCCGAATCCGGAGGCGGTGGCCCAGAAGGCCCTGAATCTGGAGAAGTTTGTCGGTGCCGAGAAGGCGGGGCGCGGGCTGATCGTGCCGAAGCCGGATGCCAAGCCAGAGGAATGGTTGGCGTTCTGGCGCAAGGCGGGTGCCCCCGAGAAGCCGGATCAGTACAAGCTCCCTGCGGGCATGGAGAAGGACGAGGGTCTGATCAAGATGCGCGATCATGCCCACAGCCTCGGCGTTCCTGCGTCGCTCTTTGAGGGTCTGACCGGGTATCTGGTCGAGCAGATCCGCACCAAGGATGACGAGAGCGCCGCCGAGTACGAGGAACGGGCTGGCAGGGAAATGGCCGAGCTACAGGCCGAATGGAAGGGTGTCGAGTTCGATCGGCGCTCGGAACTCGGGCGGCGTGCCGCCACAGCGTTCATCCCACACAAGGACAAGGATGAACTGGAGGACGTGCTCACCCGGATCGAGGGGGCCATCGGCACGAAGAGGACCATGAAGATATGGGCAGCCATCGGTGAGGCCATCGGTGAACACGGCTTCGTTGGCGGGGACCTTCCGACGATAGACGGCGGCATGACCCCGGCGCAGGCACGGCTGGAAATCGCCGCCCTCAAGAAGGATGATGCCTTTGGCAAGAAGTTGATGGCCAAGGATGCCGAAGCTATTGCGCAGTGGAACAAGCTGCACAAGATATCCGGGTCGGCAGCGCCCGCATAAGGCAATTGCGTGGATGGCGCGGAGTGTGTTACGCTCCGCGCCATCGTAGGGACCCCCGGACACGTGCCCGGGGCCTACCAGACCGGCGAGAAAGTTCGCTCACTTAGCGGAGTGATCGTGCCGCTAGTTGAAATCCGGGGCATCGGGACATTTCAGCGCTGACGTTGTAGAGGAGTACTGAAATGTCCGACCAAGTACCCACCCATTACGCACAGCAGTACGCGAACACCGTGGAATTGCTGCTCCAGCAACGGGGTTCCAAGCTGGCGGATACCGTGGATATCATGCCCATTTCGGGCGCAAAGGCCGCAACCCCGGTCGAGCAGATCGGCAAGGTGGAAGCGACCAAGCGCACCACGCGCTACCCGCCTCTCGCTCCGCAAGACACGCCTCATGTCCGCCCCTGGGTCTTTCCGTCGGATTACGACTGGAATGACCTGATCGATTCCATCGACAAGCTTCGGATGCTGGTGGACCCGCAATCGTCCTACGTCCAGAACGGCATGTACGCTCTGGGCCGGGCCAAGGATCGGGAAATCATCGCGGCGTGGTTCGGGGACCGCAAGACCGGGCAGGAAGGCGCTACCACCACCACCTGGGCGGTGGAGGGCGCGGCGCAGATCGTGGCGGTCAACTTCGGGGCGGCGGGCAACGTCGGCCTGACGGTCGCTAAGCTGCGCGAAGCCAAGCGCATGCTGATGGCGGCGGAAGTCGATCTGGACTTCGAGACGCTGACCCTCGCGATGAAGGCCAAGCAGCACGACAACCTGCTCGCAGAAATGCAGGTGATCAGCCTGGACTTCAACGAGAAGCCCGTGTTGGTGGAAGGCAAGATCACCCGGTTCCTCGGCTTCAACTTCAAGACCCTGGAACTGATCGGGGCTACCGCCGATCCGTATGACCGGGTGGCGGGGTACGCCAAGTCGGGCATGGTCCTCGGGGTCTGGAACGATACCACCGCCGACGTGAGCCAGCGGAAAGACCTTGCCGGTCTGCCGTGGCAGGTGTACGTGTACGGCACCTATGGCGGAACCAGAAAGGAGGCCGGCAAGCTGGTCGAAATCCTGTGCGCCTGATTTAAGGGCCGCAGCTTTAAGCCCCTGTGCAGACGGGGGCTTTTGGGTGTAGCCGAAGGACCGGCGGCAATCGACCGGCCCATTTTGAAAGGAAATGACGATGGCACAGGAACACTTGAAGTCGGCGCAAATCACGAACGCGGAGGCGATCCCGGCGGTCCTGAACCCGGCATATCAGGACGGGGGCAGAGTCCGGGTGAAGCGTGCGTACCGAACCAATGTCCTTGCGGTGTCGGACGCCGGTTCGACCTACCGGTTCTTCCGCGTCAGGTCCAGCGACATGATGAAGGCCCTGGTGCTGGAGAACGCCACGCTCGGTGCCGCGTGCACGGGAGACATCGGCCTGTACCGTACTACCAAGGACGGTGGCGCGGTGGTGGATGCGGATTTCTTCGCGTCTGCGTTTGCCATGACCGCGAATCTGGCCCCCGTCTCGGTCATGCGGGAATCTGGCATCTTGACGCTGCCGAATGCCGAGAAGCGCATCTGGGAAGCGCTCGGCCTGACGGCGGACCCGATGCTGGAGTACGACGTGGCCATCACGCTCGTCGTGGCTTCATCGGCGGTCGGCGGCATGCTGCTGACCGGTGAAGTGGTCGGCGGGCACTGATCGTTGCTGAAGCGTGACCGGCCCCCGCCCAAAGGCGGGGGCCTCTTACAGGAGATAGAAGATGGCAACTCGTCGATACGGCCTCTCCCGAGGCGAAACCGAATTCCAAGTCACCGAGTCCGTCGGAGCGGCGGTCAACGCCGACAACGTGGAACTTACAGTAGATCTGGCCGTGAGCCTGACCAAGGAGGACGTGCTGCTGGCCATCCGCAAGCTGGAGGGCCACATTATCAAAGGTAACTGGCCCCCGGCGTAAAGCTGACCCGTGGCCTCGGAAGTTGAAATCGCGAATGTCGCCCTGACCCTGCTCGGCTCTGAGCGCATCACGTCGATGGACGATGACGTGAAGGCGGCCAGAGAGATCAAGGCGATGTTCAATATCTCGCGCGACGCACTGCTCGCGGGATATGACTGGTCCTTTGCCAAGACCAGGGTAACCATTCCCGCGCTCGCCAGCGTCCCGGCGTTCAAGTATGGGCTGAAATATCAGCTACCGTCCGATTGCCTGCGCATTGTGATGGTGGGTGAGCATTACGCGGGGCTGGACCTTACCGATTACCGGGGAGGCCCGACCGAGCAATTCGTCATCGAGGGTCGTGAAATCTTGACGGATCTGGGTGCCCCCCTGTCCCTGATCTACGTAAAGCGCGTCACGGACACGGCACAGTTCCAGTCCAACTTTACAAAGGCGTTCGGGGCGCAGCTTGCGGTGGACGTGTGCGAGGCTCTTACGCAGTCAGAAACCAAGGCAGCCAGGGCGGAAAGAAAGTTGGGCCTGGAGATTTCGCTGGCGGTCCGGGCAAATGCGATCGAGTTGCCGCCCCGGAAGCTCCCCGATGATGAGTGGTTGATGTCGAGGCTCTGATGCCCAAGGCCGCACCGATCCTGACATCTTTCAACTCGGGCGAGTTCTCGCCCCTGATGGCGGGCAGGGCTGACATCAAGTATTGGGTTAACGCATGCCGCAGGATGCGCAACTTTGTCCCGGCCCTGCAAGGCCCGGCACGCCGCCGCCCGCCCACGGTCCATGTGGCGGAAACCAAGACCAGCGCTGATCGCTCATGGCTGTTGGAGTTCGAGTTCAACGTCGAGCAGGCGTATGTTCTCGAAGTCGGCGACCTGTACATCAGGTTCTATGCTAATCACGGCTACGTGATCGACCCGGCTTCGCCGCCGGATCCCCTGGAAGTGGCGTCGCCCTACTCCGTCGTCGACTTGACTGCGGACGACGGGACGTTCAACCTGCGCGCGGTGCAGTCGAACGATGTCCTTTACATCGTTCACGGGAGTCACCCGCCGCAGAAGCTTTCCCGCACGGCGGCGGACGCATTCAACCTCGCGACGGTGGAGTTCGAGGGCGGGCCGTTTAAGAAAGTGGACCCGGATGAAACGGTCACGGTCTATGCCTCCGCGAACACGGGCGTCGGCATCACTCTCACGGCTTCTGCCGCCATCTTCCTGGCCGGGCACGTGGGGTCGCTGTTCTATCTCGAGCAGAAGGACATCGATGGCGTCAAGCTGTGGGAGTCGGGCAAGGTCGTCGCATTGAATGACGTTCGCAAGTCGGACGGGAAGAATTACCACGCTCTTAATGCGGGGACCACCGGCACGAACCGCCCCACGCACGCGCGCGGCGCGTTGTTTGATGGTGATGCCGGGGTGCAGTGGCAATTCGATGATCCGGGGTACGGGTGGGTGCGCATCACGGCAATCGGGGGAGGCGGCACCACTGCGACCGTGGACGTTATTTCCCGCATCCCGGACGGGGCGGTAGGCGTGGCCAATGCGTCACTTCGTCATGCGCACGGGGCGTGGTCCGATGTGGAAGGCTGGCCGACCGATGTAACGTTCTGGCGCGAGAGGCTGTGCTTCCTGCGCGGTAAGAACGTGTGGAAGTCGGTGGCGGGCGATTACGAGAACTTTAAGAATCGGGATGACGGGGGATTGGTCACGCTCGATGCCGCCGTCACCGTTGATGTCACTTCGGACCGGTCCAACCGGGGTGAATGGATGGCCCCTTTTGACACGGCTCTGCTCGTGGGCACGGCGGGCGATGAACATGCGCTGTCGGAAATCACCACGGCGGAGGCACTCGGCCCCGGTAACATCAAGGCTAGGAAGCAGCATGAATATGGGTCCAGACACGTGGCCCCCGTGCGCATAGGTGAGGGCATCGTGTTTGTGCAAAGGTCAGGGCGCAAGATCCGGGACATGCTGTACTCGTGGGAGAAGGAAGGATTCGTGGCCCGTGAACTGGCGCTGTTCTCCGGGCACGTTACCAAGGGCGGGATTCTGGAAATGGCGTATCAGGCCGAGCCGGATTCCGTGGTGTGGTGCGCCCGGGGTGGTGACTTCCAGATGGTTGGCCTTACGCTGGATCGCGAAAATGAGATCCGTGGCTGGCACCCGCACCGTCTGGGTGGATTTGTGGACGTCGATAAGCGCCAGTTTGCTGCTGTGGAATCCGTGGCCACGATCCCGTCCCCCGATGGCGCGTACGATGAACTGTGGATGATCGTGCGGCGTTGGGTCGATGGTGGTACGGTGAGGAACGTTGAGTGGATGCGCAAGTTCCATGAGGAAGGGGACGATCCTCAGGACGCGTACCATCTGGATTCCAGCCTGACGCTCGACAACGTGATCAACGCCGTCCTCACCCCGGGCGCGGGTGCTACGGTGAAGGGGACGACTGGCGTTAATTTTGGCGCACCGGGGGCGTTCGTGGCCGGGGACGTGGGAAGGCGCATCCATTACCGGTACAGCACTGTCGATGTAAAGGGCACGGTGACGTGGCAGACGGCGGTTGCGGATATCACCGGGTTCACGGACGCGAACAATGTGACCGGTACGGTTCTGGTGCCATGGCCGAGCCTGACCGCCATTGCCGCTGATGGCTGGAAGATGACGGTGACTACCGTCTCCGGATTCGGCCATCTGGAGGGGGAGGAAATTGACCTGTGGGTGGATGGGGCTTCCCATCCACCCCGGACCGTTGCCGCCGGGTCGATTACGCTGACCACGGGTGGCAGCAAAGTTCACGGCGGTCTGTCATGCCATGCCATTCTTCAACCGATGCCCATCGAGGCGGGTGCGGCAGACGGCACGGCGCAGGGAAAGACCGGGCGAATTTCTCGATGTATCATCAGGTTCCATGAGACGGCGCTCGCCCGGTACGGCAAGGATGAAGATAAGCAATTGGACCGGATTGAGTTCAGGGCGGGTGGAACGATCATGGATCTGGCCCTGCCACTGTTCACCGGGGACAAGACCGTGGACTGGCCGGGCGGGTACGATGGGCAAATGTCGATCACGGTCGTGGCGGATACCCCCGGGCCGTGCACGGTCGTGGCGCTCATGCCACAACTTCACGTGCAGGACAATCGATAAATGTGGTTAGCCGCAGCAGGATTCGCGCTTCAGATCTTCGGCATGGCCGCAGGTAGCCGTGCCAGGAGCAAGCAGCGACGGGCCGAACAGGAATCCGCCCGGTTCAGTGCAGCTTCATATAAGCGTAAGGCTGAGATAACTGCACAGGGCTTCGGGCAACGGGAAGAGCAGCAGCGCAGGATGGCCCGGCTCGAATCCGGGAAGCAACGGGCGGCTATCGCTCAGTCGGGGACGGGACTGGAAGGATCGAATTATGATGTCGAACGCCAGTCCCAGATATTCGCGGAACTCGATGCCTTGAACATCAGGTACCAGGGCCAGTTGCAGGAACATGCGTTTCTGGAGCAGGCCCATCAATATGATCTGGCGGCGCGGGGGATAGGTAGTGCCGCCTCGGCGGAACGGGCTGCGGCCAACCTGAACATGGCGGGTACGCTGTTGTCAGGGGCCGATCGGACAGGGTTCTCGTTCACGCCGGATAGTACCAGTCCCGCCCCCGCGCAGTACGGTCTTATGGGTAATTACCCGGTGATGTCCTGATGGCCCGCATAGTACAATACGAGCAGAAGATAGCCGCACCGACTGGTGAGGGGGTGCATACGCCGCAGGTGGTGCCGTTCAACCGGGGGAACCCGTACGGTGAGGCGGCGGAGAATCTGTCGCGTCAGTTCGCCGCTGCCGGGGGGCGCGAGGAAGAGCGCGCGCGGGCATGGGCGGCGGAGAACTTATCGGCGGCGCGACTGGAGTGGACCGAGGAGCTTGCCCGTCGCCAGCAACAGGCGCAGCCGGGTGCCCCGGAGTTCACGCCGTCCGTTCTGGCCGATTTCGACAAGCGCTCGTCAAAGGTGCTGGAGGCCGCGCCCAATGACGTAGCGAGAAGGTTCATGACCACTCGCTTCGCTGAATTGCGGGCGGCAGTGGGTGCGCAGGCCATCACCTTTGAGTCCGAGGCACAGGTCGATCAGCGGTCTGATCAGTTCATGAGCGGGATCAATAATGTCCGGCGTCTCATGAACACCGATCCAAGCCAGTACAAGATAGCGCTGGCTGAGCAGCTTGCCATCCTTGATACGTCCAGTATCCCCCCTATCAAGAAATCGTCGCTGAAACAGGCAGCGATCGACTCGGTTTCTCAGGCGGCGGTCACGTCGCAGATCCAGAAGTCCCCGACCGGGTTTCTGCAGAGCATTGGGTTCCTGCCGGTAGTGGGTACCGATGGGAAAGTCCACCGGAGCGACGGACCGCTTACCGAGCGCACCGGCAACATGGCCTATGACGCCCTGCCGTTCGATAAGAGGATATCCGCGCTGGATGCCGCGATAAAGGCTCGTAACCAATTGGAAGTGGACGTGGAGCGCGGGGCCAAGGCTACGGCTCAGAAATTGGGGGACGCGGCGCTCAAGAAGGCGCATGCGATGAAGGCGGACGGGACCCTGACCCGGGCGTATGCGGACTCGATAGCTGAACTGATCACGCCGAGCGAGTATGACAGCTTGCTCACTTGGTTGACGCGCGGATCGGTGTCGCACAACAACCGGGATGCCCTGGCCACTTCCCAGCGATTGATGTACACGGACGCTCATGCCGCCGAGCGCTTCATTCACGCTTCCTATAAGCGCGGTGAACTGATGGACGGGACATATACGGCGGAACTCTCCCGCGCCCACAGTCTGCAGAGGGAGGGTGGGCCGAAGACCGAGTATGAAATGTCGAGAAGCTACATCGTCACCAGCCTTGATCCGGGACCGTATGTAAGGGACCCCGCTGGCAAGGCCCGGTTCGGAGAAGCGCTCGACGCGTATGACCGGTGGAACAAGGCAGGCACCCGCACTGATGAAGATATTCATAAGCGCGGGCGGGAGATCGTTGATCAGTACCGATTCATCAATTTATCGGAGACTATCGCCTCGCTGCCGTCGCCCCGGAGCGGGCGGATTCGCCGTGCCCCCGCCGATATGGAAGGGATGAATACGGACATTGCGAACGCCATCCGCGAGGCGGACAGGCGCAGAGCGGCCAAGACGCTGACTCCCGAGGAACATGCCAACGAAATGGAAATTATTGAAAGATGGATCAAGGCTATGGGGGAATTGAACCGTGGCAGATGAACGTGAACTGATGGCACCGGGCGACGCGGTGGATGAAGATATCACCGGTCATTACTTGCGCCATTCCTCGGGCGTGAGCGCCGGTGCCGCCGAAGGTTCCGTTCGTGACTGGATGCGCCAGTACGAGGCTTCGGACAAACCCCCCGCTGGCGCAGAGCCGGGGGCCATCAAGTTGCAGGAGGACGTGGAGAGCGAGGAACTGCCGCCATTGCCCAAGGCCAAGCCGGTTCGCCGCAAGACGGATGAAATGGGCAGGCCAGAGCCGGAAGAAGGGTCCACTGCCGGGGGCATCATGCGGAGCGTCGGGGAGATTCCCCGTCAGGCCATCGGCGGGGTCGATGACGCGGTGCGTCATGCCACGCAATGGGCGGACCCGCTGACGGACTGGCTCAATGAGAACGTGGCTGATTTGCGCTATGACCCGGTGAAGTCCGCGAAGACCGGTACTGGCAAGGCGGTGCGCGGAGTGTCCGAATTCCTTACCGGGTACATTCCGTTCCTGAAAGGATTGCGGCTGGCGGGGGCTACTGGCGAAATAGCCCCGCACGTAGCTGCCGGAATGTTCGCCGATTTCGCTACGCGCGATCCTGCGGAGGGGCGGCTGGCTGACCTGTGGAACGAGTTGAAGCTCCCCAAGAACGTGCTCACCGATTACCTGTCCTCGGACCCGAACGACACTGAAATGGAGGCGCGCTTCAAGAACACGCTGGAGGGCGCGGGCCTCGGCTTGGCATTCGATGGGGTGCTTCTCGGTGCCCGCGTGCTGCGCGCCGCGAAGAGCGTGAAGGGCGTCAAGCAGGACGAGGAGATGATCCTTCGCCAGAAGTACGGCGAAGTGACGGACGAGACTTTCAAGAATCTGGGTGACCCAAAAGGTCCCGCGTTCAGCACTGCCGCGCGCAAGCTGACGAAGGCGGAAGAGAAGGCCGGGGTTCTTGATCCCCGCGCCCTGATCAGGGGGCGTAAGGGAGAGCCTCTGCCCGAGGACTGGAGCGTGTACGTCAACTTCGCCCGGATCGACGAGCCGGATCAGGTGAAATTCGTCATCGGCAAGATGGCCGAGTCCATGAAGGGGCATATAGACGAGGCTACGCGCGGCGTGATCACGCAGAAGCAGACGGAGAAATTGGCTGAGGAAATGGGGCTGACCATCCCGGAACTATTATCCCGGCGTAAGGGCACCCCACTCAACGCGGAGACTTCGCTTGCCGCCCGCCAGCTATGGGCCGCGTCCGGTGAGAAACTGCTGGCTCTGGCCAAGATTGCCAATGGCCCGAATGCTGGACCCATTGACCTGTTCAACTTCCGCAAGATGATGGCCACGCACGCGGCGGTGCAGGCTGAAGTGATCGGCGCTAGAACCGAAACCGCGCGCGCATTGGCTGCGTGGAAGATTCCTGCGGGCGGCGGCATCGAAAAGGCTCGAGCGATCCAGCAACTGATGGCCGCTTCCGGCGATGCGTCAAATTCGAAGGAACTGGCGCGGCGGCTGTCCATCCTCGCCGAGAACGGGGCGGACCCGGCCCTGATCGGTAAGTTCGCACAGCGCGGGTGGGGAGCGACGAGCGTGGATGCCATCCGTGAACTGTGGGTGAATGGCCTGCTGTCCTCGCCCAAGACCCATGTTGTGAACATTTCGTCCAATACCGGGGTCGTGTTCCAGTCGATCTATGAACGTGCTGCCGCTTCCGTCATCCGTCAGGTCACGGGCGGGGAGGGCGTGGTGCCCGGCGAAGCCATGGCCATGACCTACGGGATGATCGAGTCAATGAAGGATGCGTTCCGGCTGTCGGCCAAGGCGCTCAAGACCGGGCAGACTGGATGGGCGCTCAACAAGGTGGACCTGCCACGCGAGCGCTCGGTGTCCGCAGAAGCGTTCCGCATGGGCCATGAAACTACTATGGGCCGCGCCGTGGACTTCCTCGGTTCCGTGGCCAACGTCCCGGGCAGGCTCCTTGGCGCGGAGGATGAATTCTTCAAGACCATCGGCTATCGCATGGAGCTTCATGCTCAGGTCCTGCGGCAAGCGACCACGGAAGGGCACAAGGGCGCAGCGCTGACCGCGCGCAGGCGGGAACTGTTGCTGGACCCGCCCGAGCATATCCGCATCAATTCAGCGGACGCAGCCCTATATAACACCTTCACGAACGAGACGGGCGGGATTGGGAAATGGGTCATGTCGGGTCGGGACAATCATTCATCCATGAACCCCATGTGGCTGATCCTCCCGTTCGTGCGCACCCCAGTCAATCTCGCCCGGTACGCTTTCGAGCGCTCGCCACTCGCCCCGTTCGTCGGTCAATGGCGGGCCGACATCGCGGCGGGTGGTGCCCGAGCGGATCTGGCTTTGGCGCGCATGTCCACGGGCACGGCGATTATGATGGTAGCCTTGGACATAGCGGACTCCGGCCTGTGTACTGGCCGCTTGCCGGTAGCCCCGGAGAAGGACATTCGTGAAGGGATGCAGCGCCAAAACATTCAGCCGTATTCAATCAAGGTCGGGGACCGTTGGTACTCGTATAATCGCTCTGACCCCTTCGGCATGACCGTGGGCTTTGCAGCGGACATCGCGGCGGCAGTGAGAAAAGGTGAAATCGACGAGGATGACGTGGACGAGTGGCATGAAGTCACGGCCATGACGATTGCTGCCATATCGCAGGTCGCGGTCAGCAAGACCTACATGCAGGGGTTCTCCGAGTTCGTGGAAGTGCTATCTGATCCGCAGCGACACACTAAGCCGTACGTCGAGGACCTGATCGCGTCATTCACGCCGCTGACCGCCTTGAACTACGCGGTGAAAAATGCGGTCGATCCGGTCATGCGCGAGGCCGAGGGGCCGATGGAAGCGATTCAGGCCCGGATAGCGGGACTGTCCGACAATCTGCCGCCGCGCCGCACCCTGTGGGGCGACATGGTGAGCACGGAATCGGGTCTCGGAAAGGTGTACGATTTCGCATCACCCGTGATGTCGAGGACGGAGCTTGATTCCCCGATCGATCGTGAAATCGTCAGGCTCGGGGATGGGCCACAACGTATAACGAAGAAAAACAGCTTTGACGGGGTGCGGGTAAACATGCGCCAGTGGCCGAAGGTATATGACGAGTATGTACGGCTGGCGGGCAATGACTTGAAGGATCCGGGGTGGGGTATGGGTGCCAAGGATTACCTGAACTCGGTGGTGACCGGAAAGCATCCGCTGTCGTCCACGTACCAGATCCTGTCGGATGATTCACGCAAGCAATTCATCACGGATGCCGTGTCCAGTTATCGAGCGATGGCACAGCAGCAGATTCTCAGTGACCCCAAGTTCCGGGACTTTGCAAATCATGTGCAGAGGCTCAAGGAAATCCACCGTGACGCGCAGATGCCGCTTCTAGGAGTACAACAATGAGAGGAAGACTCCCATGACCGTTTCCTCCGAGGAAATCAGGAAGGCATACAACGGGGCCGGTACCGTTGGGCCGTTTACGGTTCCGTACCGCTTTCTGGATGATGCAGACCTGCTGGTGATCAAGACCGAAATCGCCACAGGGGCGTCGTCCGTCCTGGCTCTTACCACGGATTACACGCTCACGGGCGAGGGGAGCGCAGCGGGTGGTGAACTGACCCTGACTGCGGCATTACCCGCGACCCATCGCATCACGATCATCAATGATCCGGATGGGCTGCAGGATATCGATTACACGCCGTTCGACCCGTTCCCTGCTGAGACGCATGAGCGTGGTCTGGACAAGCTGGCTATCCGGGGGCTGCGCCTGCGTGACCTGATCAATCGGTCGTTCCGTCAGCCAGACGGCGACGTGGATGACATCGGGCCGATGCCAGCCGCCGTGGTTCGTGCCTTAAAGGCCCTTGTGTTCGATTCGTTGGGCAATCCCATTGCCGCCGACATTTCCGGCAGCGCAATTTCGTTCTCGCCGACCACGGAATCGTTCGATGGCACCGGGGCGCAGGTCGCGTTCATCCTGTCGGGAGCGCCGAACACGGCCTCGGCCCTGATCGTGCGAATCGACGGCGTGGTGCAGACGCCGATCACGGACTTCACGGTGTCCGGGGTGACGCTGACGTTCACCACGGCACCGGCCACTGGCACCGGGAACATCGTGGTGCAGAACTTCGGCATCGCAGCCGTTGTGGATACGGTAGGCGTCGATAATGTGACAGGACTCTCGGCCAGCACCGGGGCGTCCAAGGTTGGGGCTGATGATGGGGCCTCTGGAAGTCTTTTCACCACGGTCGCTGGATTCATTGCGAGGCTACTTTCGTCGGTCGGCTCCTCGCTCGTGGGCTTCCTGCAGTCCGGTATTGCAGCTATTGCCTCTGATACGCAGTCCAAGATTCGGAACATAGAGTATTCGGCGTGGGACGACATGACCACCGCGCAGAGAGCGGACGTTGCGGCGAGGACGGCTCTGGTCGATGTGGCAGGCGCTATCAACTCGGCAATCGTCGCTGTGCAGGCCGCTGGTGGTTTCGAGGTTCAGCTACCTCATGGAAAGTTACTGATCGCTTCCAAGATCAGCGTGCCGACGAGCGTTGTGCTTAGAGGCCATAGCAGGGGGACCACAGTAGTAAAAGGCTTCAACGGGGACTGCTTCGAGGTCGCGTCTTTCGGTAGTTTGCGCTGCATGGACATTGACGGAAACTCTGGCAGCTTCACCGGGCGCGGTGTCATCATCACCGAGGGGACGAACCCCACCGGCGGAAAGCAGTTCTTTTTCGATGTCAACATCAGCAACACCGAGAGTTTCAACTTTGAGTACACCGCTGATGGCGTCGGGTTCGAATCTGTTTGGCTTGCTTGCCGATTCTCCATCCCAGACAACGACATTTACTGTGGCAAGTTGCCAGTGGATACGGGGACAGGGAATAGAAAGTTCATTGCGTGTCACGCGCCGGCAGATTCTATTCTCGACCTCAATGGGGCCGGCAACACGTTCCTCGTAGGCTGTGGATCAGGCCGAAGCTCCGCCGGAAATCTGTGGTGCCTTGGATATGCCGATACATCCGCGCAGAACATTGCTTCGGGATGTCGTCTGGCTGGCGGGGGACAGACTGGCGTTATTAAGGGGACGTTGAACGCGATCACTGGCGGATCAATCGCCGCCACCGGGATTACGTTTGCGTCTAGCGCAACAAAGAACGTCGTGCGGAGCAACCCCACAGGGTCTATCACCTGGACAGACAGCAGCGGGTCCACCGGTGTAGACGCAAACGAGTTTGACGAGAACGTAACGGTGTACGCGCCCACCGTCACCGCTGCGACCACTGCTCCCACCAACTTCACCATCAATGGCAGCCGTGTTCGCAACGGGAGGATGGTCACTCTCGCATTCACGTTTACCTGCGGAGCTGGCTTCACCGAAGGCGTCGGAGAATGGAGATTTAGCCTTCCCTACACAGCGGGGAATAGGCAGTTTGAGGGAACAGCGCGGATCAAAGACGCGAGCGGCAATAACTACATCGCGGCGGTTGAGATAGTTGAAGGCGGCGCGACTACCTGCCGCATTCAGCCACATGGCTCAGCAGCGGCAATCCAGGCGTCGGTCCCAATTACGTGGGTGGAAACCGATGTCTTCCACGCGACCGTGACCTACTACGCATGAGCGCCCCTCTGAACAAGGCGGGACAGCGCAACAGCGAAGAACAGGAGCACGCACATGGCTAGAACCAAGGCAACGTCGCACATGATCAGCCTCACTTCGCTTGCCAACGCGCTATCGGCGAACGTCGCCCTGAACGACATCGCGGCGTTCTTCACTGGTCCACAAGTGGCGCAGGGTACTGAAGGAACGTGGTTCGTCAGCGGTACGGTGTTGCTGTCGAACCCAGGCGTTGCGTCGGAGTGCGACGTGAAGCTGTGGGATGGCACAACCGTCATCGCATCGGCAAATGTCAATCTCTCTGGAACGCCGACTATCGGGTCTGTCGCCCTGTCCGGCGTCATCACGTCGCCAGCCGGGAACTTGCGCATCTCGGCAAAGTGCATCGATTCAGTTCTCGCCGTCATCGCCGCGAACCTGACCGGGGAGGGCAATGATTCAACGATCACGGCGGTCAGGATCGCGTGATACGTACCGTCATTCTCGCCGCCATGTTGCTGACCGGGTGTTGCGCCGTGGAGTTCAACGTGCCGCCGCGCATCGATTGCTGGACAATAGGGGGAGAGAGATGAATGTGGCAGTTCGAGAAGTACTCGGTGAAAGTGGGCAGGATTCAATATCACTGGCTCCTGCGCGATGCAGACGGAGAACTGTTCTGCAAGGGCAACTACTACCTGAGCAAGGTAGAACGGGACGCGGCACTGGAGAAGATCACTTGCCGCTACCCGGGAATAGCAGTTCTGGATAAGGACAAACACTAGGAGAGAACCATGACCTTCGGACTCGCATTTTGGATACTGATGCTCATTTGGCTGGTGTTCGGCGTGTGGTCGAGCTGGCCGAACCTCAAGGCAACGGGCGGCGACGGGCTTCTGTTCATCCTGCTCGTGCTGCTCGGCTGGAAGGTATTTGGCGCACCACTCCACGGATGAGATACCGCATCTACCGCACGAAAGCCAAGGTGTGGCGCTGGCGGCTACGAGGTGCGAACAACGAAATCCTTGCCTCCGGTGAAGCGTTTACGAGCCGCCCTAAGTGCCTGCACTCTGTGAAACTGGTGCGCGGCAAGAACACGCACATTCCCATTGAGGTCCTGACCAAAGGATTCAGCGCATGAAATTCCGCAAGAAACCTGTTGTCATAGAAGCGATCACGTTCGACGAACTTGTGCAGCATGGTAGAGACTCAGGAGCAGGTATCGTCAATGGTATGCCCTGGTCGTTCAGCTACAAAGGGCACGCGATCACGCACGAAAATGACAAGTGCTACCTGCTGCCGACGCTTGAGGCGCACGCGCAAAGGTTCACGCCGGAGGACATGCTGATTACCGGCGTGAAGGGTGAAATTTACCCGTGCAAGATGGACATTTTCGCTGCCACCTACGAACCGGCAGAGTGATGAAACTCACCGCGACCAAGGGCGGCATGGCCGAAGTGCGGGTGAACGGCGTGACCGTCTCGGAGCATACGAGTTGGTGGAAGGCAGCGGAGCAGGCGTTCATCCGTGAGCGTGCCAATCCTGCTGACGTGGTTACGATATTCACGGCTCAGGAGATTCGCGTCGAGGCGCAGGCGGACCCGTTGCCAGAGCCTGCGCCCGTCATCGTGCCGCCGAGTTCGGAAGTGCTATGGCAGTGGGACGCGAAACAGGTTGCACCGTTCAGCATCCACGCCAAGCCGGGCGACCCGCCTCGCGTCACGCTCGTCAACGTGGGCGGCAGGCCGGGGGTGCGGCTGCAGACGCTGCCCGGCGATGACAACGTGAACGGTAGTGGCGCAATGGAACGCTGCGACTTGCGGCTGCCGAACTACTTGAGCGATGCGGTAGAGGGCAGCAAGCAGCGGGTGAAGCATGGCATCTGGATTCCAGATGACTACGCAGAATTGCCGATGAGCCCTGCAAACGCACAGCCTTGGTATGTCGGGATACTAGCGAATTGGCACCACGGCGCGGACAAAGGCGGACAGGCGAATGCGCAATTGAAGGCGATGCCGCCCACGGGTACTGATCCAGGTCGACCTGTCGGTCTGAACTTCGAGATTCACGGCGGCGACTTCGCGAAGCCGACTGTCGCCAATTATCACATTGGTCCAATCGTGCGCAATACTTGGCTCGATTTCGAGCTTGAGATGCTTTGGACCTCGACAACGAGCGGGTATTTCAATGGCTGGCTGAACGGTAAGCAGTTCATGGCGTACACGGGGCCGACGCTCTACGTCGGTGATTTTGCATATTTCAAGCTCGCCAACTACCACACGCCGCTGCCTCTCGACGAAAACGGTGTCGGCAAATCGAGCGCGATCGTTCACGGTGCCGTGGCGATCGAACGAGCATGAACGACTGCGAACGCAAGCTCTCGAACGATCTGGCCACGCTGACCGCAGAGGTCAAGGCGCTCCGCGAATTAGCGAACGAGCGCGACAGGCTCTATTCAGAGCGCGACAGCGGCAACAAGGAGCGGGTAGCAATGGCGTTTGCGACAGCGGAGAAGTTGGCGCTGAAAACTGAAGAAGCGCTCGCTGAATATAAAGCGGGTGCCAACGAGTGGCGCGACACGGTGAAGGACTTGATCGCCAGTTTGCGCGAGGCGCTTTCGTCCAGGGCGGCTACGGGCATTGGCATGGAGAAGCTCTGGGGCTGGATAGCGGCAGCGTTCATAGCTGTCATTACGGTGGTCGGACTCTATTTACAACGGTAGGAGGCACATATGGACCTGAAAATCGGAAGTGCATTTAAGGCGCTGGCAATCCTGCTCGGTGCGTACCTTGGCCTGAGCGATGCGGTTACAGCGCAGATCGCTGGCGCGCTGGCGATCCTTGGCGCGGTCGGTTGGGACTTGTTCGAGACGTTCCGGCTGGCCAAGCAGGGCGTGGTATCCACAAAGGCAGTGGAGAATGACCCGCACACGCTCGCGGTGGTGAAGGCCGAAGAAAAGGCCGAGGAGGCCGCGAAGCCGTGAAGCTGAAGGCTGGCGTTAGGCTCACCGATCTTGCCCCGCAGATGGTGGTGGCTGTTGTTGTCGTCGACGGCATCTGCGGCAAGTACGGTGTGGAGTGCGTGGTCACGAGCGCGAACGACTCCAAGCACAGCGCCAAGTCGTGGCACTATAGGGGCCGAGCGCTGGACTTCCGCACGCACTACGAGGCGTTGAACGGGCGGGAGCAGGAGTTTCGAGACGCGGTAAAGGCGGCCCTTGGCGACGAGTTCGATGTGGTGATCGAGGCCGTGGGCACACCGAATGAGCACTTGCACGTTGAGTATGATCCCAAGTAACCACTGAAAGGAGCACTAAATGTTTGCCCTACGAAGTCTGTTCCTCGCATCCATGCTCGCGCTCGTATCCTGCGCGCAGCTTGGCCTTCCAACCGCAACCACGTTTCAGGAGAGGCTGACGGCGGGATACGCGCTCAACGCCGAAGTTCGGCAGTCGGCGGCGACGCTGCTGATGGTGAAAAAGATCACCGTCGATGACGCGCAGAACATCCTCGACCAGACCAACACGGCACGTGCCGGGCTGGACGTGGCCCGCGACATCGGCAAGACTGATCCGAAGGCGGGCGACACCAAGCTCACTTCGATTCGCACCGTGCTGGTGGCCCTGCAAACGTACCTCGCAGTCAAGAAAGGGAACTGATCATGGGAACCGAAATGGCAATCACGCTTCTCCTGGGACTGATCGACCGTGCCGCCGCATGGGGCGCAGTCATCGCCAAGGCACAGGCCGAGGGCCGGGAACTGACCGAGGCCGAAGTGGACGCTTTCGCCGCCGCTGACGATGTGGCCAAGGCCGCGCTGGAAAAGGCCATCAGAGACGCACGGGACGGCTAGGTGGATGCTGGCGGGGCCACGGGCCGGGGTCGGGGTGGGGTCGCCCGTGGCGTCCGTCGTTGTAACGGGGTGCCCGGGCTATCCATATGGCTCAGATCGTTGCTAGACCCCCCTCGACCCGGGCGCGCAGGATAAAGTCTATCAGGTCGTCGGGCGTCCGCACGTCCTCGGCATTGACAGTGTACGGGCTGAGGATCGCCGCCCCCGTGTCCATCTTCCCCTCGTTCCGCCAGCAGTGGTGCAGGTAATCCGGTGCGGGCATGAAGGACACGTAATGGGTGTACAGCGCCGGTTTCACCCTGAAGTAGCCGAGGATGCCGCAGACGGCGGCACCTGTAAGCTCCCGCAGCCGCAGCCACTCCAGTTGCTGGCGCGTAGTTTCACGGTATTCGAACTTGTCGTATTTCCGGTCAACCGTGAACTCACCGTACTTTAGCTCGAGCCAGAAGTCATTGGTGTGGTAACCGATCGACAGGTCAGGGATCCCCACGCTGTTGCGATCTTCGTGTGCCTGAATGTGCCCCACGGTCGCGAATGCGGACAGTACCCACTTGCGGAACTCGTCCTCACTGGTCATTTGCTTCATCGGTCCCTCCAGTAGAGCTTGATCACAGACCATGCAAAGGCTATGACGCAGGCCACCGCGATCAGGATGCCGCGTATCTTGGCCTGCCTGACCTGCAGGCAGCGCTGGCAAGTGTTCTCTTTCCAGTAGGTGTATTCTACACAGCGCCTGCACCAGCGCAACCATGGCCCCCTGATCGGCGTTCGCTTGATCACGGCGGCGAAATCCTCGACTCTCGGTGGACGTACGGCAGATTCAGTGCCATCAGCACCCGGTTGACGGCCTCGTACCAACCCGCCCCCGGCTCTTGCAGATGGCACTTTTCCACCATATCCTCCATCTTGCGCCGTGCGCCGCCGATCACGATCTGGGCATGGGTGCCCGCGCCGTTCTCATGGATGAAGTGATAGCCCTCGATGGCGTCGGCCATCTTGATATATGATTCGATGTCCCTGCCCCCGGGCTTTACCCCGTACAACTGTTCCGGCATGAGCATGGTGTCCATCTTGTCGAAGATGCCCGGGTCGCCGGTAATCTCCCGGATCAGGCGCTTGGCAGGGGTCGGGGTGTCGCCCGCCGCCACTTCCGGCGCGTCATGGAACATGGCATTGATCAGGATATGGTACGCGTACTTCTGCGTTGAGTCGCGATCCTCGAAATCAATGCCAACCATCTGCTGGAACAGGTCAAGTGCCATGAGCATCACCATGTACGAATGCTCGGCCACGGTCTGCTGCCTGATGGTCAATACATTGTGCCACCTTTTAATGTGGCCGATCCGTAGGAAGTCGTACAGTGTTAAACGCATTTGGTGTGCTCCTTGTACACAATAAACTGACAGTTGGCGCATAATACTCTAAACCCCGCCGGGTAGTGGTTTTGGTTCAACCAGTTATATAGCGACGCCCCTCCGTACCTGACCCCATTGGGCCTAAGGTGCTTATTACCGTCCTGTTTTACATGATCGATGGTCAGCGCGCGCTCGTCATCGAATCCGCACCGTTTGCATTTTGCGCCGCCGTAATGACTAAAAGCCGCTAAGCGTAGTCTTTTATTTCTTCTACGTTGGCTTTCGCGGTTAGAAGCCAGTAATGCCTCGCGTGGCATGTGGTGTCGTTTATGCACTATCATTCGGTCACCCCGTGCTGTTCGAGCGCGGCGACGCACACGGCGGCGACCTGAATCAACTCGGCCCGGATGCCGTTGCGCCCGCTCGGTTTCTGATGCCCGCCGTGGATGGCCGCATCCTTGGCCTCATCCAGTTCTTTCTCCACGATCAGGGTCCATGCCGCCAGTTCATGGCCACCGGGTCCCTGCACCTGCCCGTCCACAACTTTTTCCCCACCCTCAAGGCTATAGGTCGGCTCCAGCACCGGCCCGTATTTCTTATCTTGGAACTCGCGCTCCCGTAAGATGGCCTCGAATATCTGGCTTCGTACGATCAAGTCCATGTCAGATCTCCTTTACATCCAATTCGTTCGGCCCCCATCCTTCCCATTTTACTTTGGCCCCGGTCTGCTCGATCGTGTCCTTGATATCACCGAGGATCACTTCCCGCCCTGCGCCGTCCCGGAAGTAATTACAGAAGTTGAGGAACACGGCGTCCACCCCATCCATGCGGATGGCTTGCCGAATCTGCTCGGCAGAGAACGAGAACACTCGGCGCGGGAGCTTCGTCACGGTCGTGAGTTCGGGCACCACCCCCACACGCTCCCACGTCGTTTCCTCCTGATCCGGATAACATGGGCCGGACGAGAACCCACGGTCATTGACCCGGATCGGGTAGGTGCGGCAAGTGCCGAGAACCTGAAAGGCCAGACTCAGCGGCGCAGGTACCGCGCAATCGGCCAGTAGCTGGTACGTGGTGCAATCCCGGCTGGTGACGTAGGGGTAGAACCCGTGGTGGTGGGACAGGGAGAATCCCTGCGCACCCTCGATCTGCAGCACCTTAGCCTCGTCCATCCGGGCATTGTACTCGGCCACGCTCACCACGTTTCCGCCCAACGGGGTGAGTCGCAGCACCTGCCCCGCCGTTACCGGTTCCCGCATGATCTTGGAAGTCAGCGCCGCCCCTGTCCCCTTCCTCGTGCTGCCGGTCGTGACCGTGCCCTTGGCTACACTTTCCCTGGCGCGGTGGTGTTCGTTCACCACGGTGGCATTCTCATGGATGGCCAGTTCAAAGTTGTGCCCGAGTGAGCGCAGCCGGTCAGCCTCCTTTATCAGCAACTCGGGGTGTACCACCGCGCCCGGGCCGATCAGGACACGACGGATTTTCGGTGACAGCGCGCCCATCGGCATCATGACGTGCACGTGCCGAGTACCATCGGCCTCGACGAACGTGTGCCCTGCGTTCGGACCAAAGGCGCAGACCACGGTATCGGGCGCGCGCTGCTTGGCCAGATACCCGGCCAGCAGGCCCTTCCCCGTGCTGCCGAACTGTAGATCAACTATCGCGTACGCTTTCATGACTCGCACCCCGCGTAAGTTATTGTGATCACTTGCAAGCCTCCCACCAGTTCTTCCCATAGTTAGCTTCACACAAGATCGGCACATCGAGTTTTATGGGGGTCGACACCCCATCAAACGTAGTGTATGCCTGAACCATATCATCTGTCAACCGTTTTGATGGTTTGGCCGCAGAAAAATCAAGTTCATCGTGCACGGATAACAGCATCGTGACCCCACGCTCTTTACACAATGGCCATATTTCCACCATCTTCTGCTTCATGCAGTCGGCACTCGTTCCCTGAAAGACAAGCCCCCCGGCCTTGTGTGTGAACTGGCCGTTGGGGAAACGGATGTGCCGCCCCATGATCGTTTTCACATAACCACGATTACGGGCAATAGATGCGGCCTTATCTAACAGTACACGCACCCCGGGAATTGCGGTATGGTATTTCTCAAATACAGCCACGGCCTCTGGCCCCGGCAACAGATATTCCTTGTTGTTTTTCACATGGGCAGTGTATGGTAGACCCATTTCCTGAGCAAGTTTACCCTGCCCCATCCCAAAGACCATGCCGAGCGAAATCTGTTTACTGTTCGCATCGCCCGCATATCGCGGTTTTCGCGGGATGCCGGTCAGATCGGACACGATTTGATGAAAGTCCGTCTTAGGGTCGGCACGATATGCTCTCATAATCTTTTCATCCTTGGTGTAATGGGCAAAAACCCTGAATTCAAATTGTGAGTAATCCATCGAGAGCCAGTCTTCCCCCTTCTCGGGCAGGAAGCAGGAGCGCACGATTTCGGCTATGTCTTCGTCCCGCTTGGGCATCTGCTGCAGCGCCGGTTCATTGATTGAGAACCGGCCCGTGCCGGTACCCGCCCCCGTGTCGCTCTTGCCCTGGTTATAGTTAGGGTACACCCTCCCCTTATGCTCGAATCCGAGTATGTGGCCTTCCAGGAACTGCTGCGACTTTTGGTACTTGCGCACGTTGACAATCGATTCGGCCCGCCTGTCGCCACGCTTGGCCAGTTCCATCAGGGCGTCCTTGTTCAGGGACGGCTGGCCCCCGTCCGTCTTCTCGAGCAGTACGCCATTCACCCGCCAGTTCTCGTCCTCACCCTTCACCGGCTTGAACAGGTCCCGCATCTGCGGCGCGGAGTTGGCGTTGAAGTCCTTGCCCACGAGCCTGTGCATGGCGGATAGGTTCTTATCTACTAGCTTCTTCATCTTTACCAATGAATCACGGGCACGCGCCACGTCCACCCGCACCCCGTTCCGTTCGATGTCAATCAGTACCGGGGTCAGGGACTTTTCCAGCTCCCATACCTGCTGCAGGTTCTGCTTCTCGATTTCCTGTTCCTGCCACAACCACAGCTTTAGTGCGAGGGCAGGATCCGGAGTTGCATACTTTGCAACTAAAGCAGACGGCAAGCGATGCAAGTTCTGGATCTGGGCAGTCCGTGTAGAGGCACCGCCAAGCAAACGGGCCGACTCGTCCCATATGTCCACCTTCCCCTCCCCGATGTATTGCTTGCACAGGGCATCGAGACTGAAGCTGCGTTCATGCTCATTGATTAACGCCGCCCGCACCATGGTGCACTCGATCCGGTCAGCGGGTAAAGTGATACCCTCGTTTAGGAGCATGTGCGCGTCGAACTTGATGCTGTGGTTGATCAGCGGCACTTGCACCCGGGGCAGTTCGCGTTTCAGGTGCTCAAGGATCCGGGGCTGCTCGCGCACGTCCCAATATCCCGATTCCACATGCTTGCCGTCCCACCCGGCGACGGCGATGCCGAACACGCGGTCGCCCGCGTGCCAGCGCAGGCCCGTGGTTTCCACGTCCACGGCCGCGGCCTTATACTCATGCAGGTATTCGAGGCTAAACAAGGGGATTTTCGCCGCAAAGGTGCAGTGCCTTAGCCGAGCGCGTCAGGGACACGTACTGAACGCGTAGCTCCGCGTCCCGGTCGGTCGTGATGTTGAGCAGCACCCGGGCGGGCATCCCAAGGTCCACGATCACCGTCTCATGCTCCCGCCCCTTGGCGCTGTGTACGGTGGACAGGTGATACTTGACCGGTAGCGACAGGTCGGCCTGTGCGTAGAACTCGCGCCACATGATGGGGACTTCATCCATCCTCAGGTCCCCGCGCTTGATGGCCCGGGCGATCTTGCTGGTCCACGGACTCATGCCACCATACACGTCATACGGGATCAGTTCCTGATTGAGCAGGCGCTTGATCTCCTCCAGCTTGAACCGGTCACGCACCAGCACCAGCGCTCCATCCGGGGCGATTTCATCCAGCTTGAACAAGGCGTCCTCGATGCCGCCCCACCGGGTAACTTGCCCCGGGTCCCCGTCCCGGGGCGTGTATACCTTGTCGATGCGCGTGC